CATAGACCACTCGGTCAACTTTCCATGGCTGAGTAGACTGGATTCGAACCAGTGACTTCCAAGTTAACAGCTTGGCCCAATACCACTATGGTACTACTCAATATAAGATAAGCTAAGTGTGCAAGCAGTGACTTAGTTAAGAAGGAACGTCACTAGTAAAAATGGAATTAAAAACTAGTAACATCCTGGAATTGTAGTGGGATACTACTTAATACCTACTTAATAGATTTTAAAAATTCTGTAGATGACATCATTTCCATAGGCATGTAAACAACATTTTCGTTGTTACCTAGATTTTCAGCCAACTTCATTTGTACCTCGATTTTCTTGAGTTCAATTAAATCATCTGTCAGGCCAGAATTTATCATCTTGTTGTAGTCACGTATTTGTTTAGCTTCTAGCATTCTAACTCTATAGTTAGCTTTTGCTACTTGCTCACGACCTTTAGCTTTTGTTAGCTCTATCTGCACTTGTGCTTGCTCTTTCTCAATTTCCATGCGTCTTTGTTTAGCAGCTTCAATAGCTGATGTAACAATTTTAGGGTATTGGATATTGCCTAATGTAACATCTGAGATGTCTATAGGTAGTCCTTTTAATTTAGGCTTGATAGCATTATACAGCTCAACTGTGATTCGTGCATAGTTGGTATTCACTTCATCCACATTGTATTTAGAAATTACTTCTCTAGCTGTATTAAGAACTACCATTTTACCATATGTATTGTACACTTCTTCAGTTGTAACAATGTTATCATTCATAGGCATATCATTAAATAAGCTATTTATGACTCTATCATTTGATGTTACTCTACCTCTGAAAACAATCTCAGCATTCAATGTAAGTTTATCTTTGAGGAGTACTTTAATAGGTTGTACAAACTTTCTAGTAGTTGTTTCTATAAGAAATAACTTCTCAGGTGTTGTTGTAAAAGTAGTCGCTACCCATACTTTAGATGGTGGGAAGACTTCAGGTTGCCATCCAGTCTTACCTAAGATTTTACCTTTTGTACCAGCGGGTACTTGTTCATTACATCCAGTGAATGTTAATAATGAGAGTGCTACAAGCAATGTAGCTAATAATGTTTTTTTCATATTATTGTCCTTTATTGTAAGTCTGAAGGTTTAATGCCTTCTATATGTGTTGCAGATTTAAACCTATTGTCTTGTTTAAATTCTGGGAGTTTTTTAGAGTTTTCTATAGATATGTTTTGTAAAGTATTTACAGAGTCTGTAATTGGTTTAAGTTTTACTGGAGATATGCTGGCTAGTATTGTTAGTACTACTAAAGTTACTCCCCAAGATTTACTAGTAAATTCTGATTTATATATCTTATAAATTGTAAATAGAATAGATAATAAAAATACTGCTTTGTACACCCAGTAATAGTGTAATGTTAGTTCCATTAATGTTTGTCCTTTGTACGAATAAACCATAAGGTCTGGAGTATAAAATTACCCCAGACACCTATTAGTATTAAAATTTCAACGCTCATCTAAAAGCTTTTGTAACTTAGCTTCTGGTGGTACAAAATCTTTAGGTTTCATTTGTTTACCTTGAGAGTCAGTACCTACTGTAAGTTTTGTCATATTAGCTTCCATAACAATAGAGATTGCTCTCATAGCTTGTTGTGGTGTAAGTCCAAGTTTGAATATGGACCCAAAGTTAAATACGATTGAGTCTACATGTTTATCTAGTGCATCTACGTCTGCTATAGTACAATTATCAGATGTAGCTAAGTCTACGATAATACGTGAGAGGTCTTTAGGGCTACCCATATCATCTGTAGAGCCTGTAAGTTGCATACTTAGGTTACCGAGTCTATCTAGACCTTCAAGAGCCTCCTCGATAGGATACGCAGCTTCTTTTGATGCGTTATAACCAGAATCTATAAATCCAGCATCTTTGTTGAATTTGTGTATAGCTTTTATAGGATTTATGTTCATTGCTAGAATTCCTCTTGAATTGACTCTAGTAAGTCCCATAAATCATCTTCATTGTATTCGTAAGATAAAGGATGTAAGCGTTTAAATTTGATAGCCTTGTAGCCTTTGTATTTAACTAAAATGTTAGATTTCTTTTTAGTTACTTTAATTCTGATATCGTCTATAGTTAATGCGTCAGCAATGTCTACTAAGTTTTTAATTTTCATTTGTTTGAGTCCTTGTCAAAAAGTTTTTCACTCCATTCAGCAATACGAGATCTCTCTACTTTATGTAAAGGTACAACATGTGCATTAATGTAGTCGTTTGGTTTAGTACAGTCGTCTAATACAACTGACAATCCATTGGTGTATTTGGTTAGATACTTATTATCTATCTGTCTATTAGAACCAATTAGTATCACTTTACAGTCTTTGAATCTTGTAAGTGTTTTTTGCAATGAGGCTTTAGACTGATTTTGTAGTTCATCTATAATAATCACAGAATCTCTAAATGTTCGTCCACGCATACCTAATGTTGTCATAAACTGTATATTGTACTTATCCGTAATGTCATCAATAGTTTCTTGTATACGCTCTTCATACTCTTTACCATGTAACTTAGAATTCTTATTACGATTACGTGCAATGAAGTCTAATGTATCGTGTAGAGGGTGTGAGTACACAGCAAATTTCTCATCATTACCTGATAAAAATCCTACAGCTTCGGCATCATCTACATCATCTATAGAAGCTCTAATGTATATGATAGAAGTGTAAGGTGTGTTAGTCTTTACAAGCTTCATAGCATTAGATATAGCACAAGTTGTCTTCCCTGATCCAGATAGTGCTTCACAAACTATTACATCTGTTAAAGGATCTTGGATAGCCTGAGCTAATAATAGTTGGTCACTATTGATTGGTGCTACATCTTGTTTACGTAGCTCTTTCTCTGTAGTTTTACCTATGATGTCAATAATACCATTAGTTGTGATAGTAGCAAGTTTCATTTGGTTGGTAACTGTATTTATAAACTTATAGTTACGGTGTTGAAATTTATAGTCTTTATCAACAGAAGTAATTTGTTTGTTATGTAAATCACTAAATACTATGTCTGTTACATAAAGTTCTTTAGTAAATTCAAATGTAGTATCTTGTACATCTTTAACATCTTCTGTATGTAAACCTAAAGACTCAGCTCTTATCCTACACATAACATCGTTTGATATAAAAGTTGTGTTATATGTAGTACTAAGTATATCAGCTATATGAATAATCTTACGATCATTACGTATAGCTTGTTCAGTGTCTTTAAAAGAGGGGTACTGTAATGCACTCACAATTAGTATTTCAACATCGTCTATGATGAATTTGGTTAGTGTTGCTACGTCTGTAGTAGTTGTACCATGAGATTCAGCTTTAGCTAGTATACGTCCAAATTGTCTAGCTTGGTATGCAATCTCACTATGTCCAGACTTTTTTGCGTCTAGCTCATCTACAACAGTTTCAGGTATAACAATAGTAGCATACTTACCAAGTGTTAATATGTTAGAAGCCTGAAGCAAAATTACATTAGTATCTAATACATTAATGTTCAATGCAATCCTCCTCATGAACTGTTTCCTTAGTTCTTTCCCATCTTTCTAATACTTCTTCTTTATTTAGCCAGATATCTTTACCTTCTATAACGTCAGTCATTTCTTTTTCTGTTAAGAAGTTTGCGTAGACTATGCGAAAAGTTTTGTTAAGCTCTCTGTCTGTAAAATTTTGATAAGCTTTTAGTTCATGCCCTTTTTGGTGTCCAACTGCTGCTGAGTAGTTATGTATCATAAAAGATATATGGTTATCACATATAAGTGTGTCACAAGATAAAGCTATAATAGTTGCAACTGATGCTACTGTACCAGTTATGTGGGCTACAGTATGTGCATCTGTGTTATTGATAGCATTGATTAACATAAATCCAGTGTCAATAACTCCACCACCATTATTAATTATAAATTTAATTGTATCTAGTGTTGTAGCATTAGTTAGCACATGCATTAGTTGATTGTAGTTAGCTGGGACATCTATTTGGTCTGTTAAGTAGACTGTATATGTGTTTCCAGATTTAACAATAGGTACGTATTCTTCCCATATCGTCTCAGGTTTTTTGTTTAATAGGTATTCCAAATGTTGTCCTTATTCGTGCCCAGTATATTTGATATCTTCAGCATTAGGTAAATTTAAGTACCTACGAAGTTCAATACCAATAGATGGGTGAGTTAGTTTTTTAATAGCTGCTATTTCTATTTTAGACACGTGGCTTTTAGGTATTTTTAGTATTGCTGCTATTTCTATAACACTATACTCATGCCCTGATAATAAGCCAGAGTCTATAACTAAATTAACAGCCTCAGTATATGAGATTTTGTTAGCCAGTTGTACGTCCTCAATTAGTGTTATTAGAATCTGTACCATTAAGGTCATCCACCACTAATTGAGAATAGCCACATAAATCTATCCAATTATCATCGTAATTTGGATCTCCATTAGCAATACGAGCTAATTTATGTAAAATAAGTATGATAGCTTCTGTCTGTGTTGCTGTAAGTGGTGCTTGTCCATACGCCATCTGATGTGTAAAGAATGCCTCTCTAAGAGCTGAAGAGCACTTAGCATGGTTAGCAAATGTACCATAGCGAGAACCTCGCTCTTTAAGTATATCTTGTGTAGTAGTTTGGTTTTTACCATCATTTTCCATTAGTCACCTCCTCAAGTAATTGTTTGGCTTCTGCAATTGTAGCATCTGTTGGTCTTTTAGTCAATAACTCTTGAATACGTTGAAATAACACAGGGTCTTTAACTTTTAGAGTCTCTAAGTTTTTAAGTAGCGCTGTAGCTGTAAATAAATTCATCCCACAACCTTATCAAATTTATCTAAATCGTTAACTAATTGCCCTAGTTGATAAGCTACATTATCTATTTCTTGTAGTGCTTGTGTTTTGCCTTTAGGATTTCTATATGCGTCAAACCATTTCTCGATATCATTCTTTTTCACATTATAGTGGGTAGGTTCTTTTATCATCCTAGCTCTAAAGTCTGCCCAGTATTTTATAAAGTGCTCACCTATAGCATAATTAAAGCCAGGTGTATCTCCGTCCTCTAATAAGTATTCTAACCATTTAAGTTCTTTATCAACTGTAGCTTGTTTCATTTCAGCAAACATTGAGGAGAACCAATTAGACTCTATCAGCACATTAAATGACGGGTCTTTTTTAAGTTCCTTAATAGCAAGTTCACCTAATGTTGTGTGTACTTCCATTTCATCAATAGCTATCTTTATAAGTAGTTGACTAAAGCCTTGAGCACAATTGTTATAGCCTTTATTTAAGGACCAAGATGTATAAAACGAAAATGGGAATTTAATACCCTCTAATAGTAGTGTACGTGACAAAACTATAAGTAATAGTTTACGGTTATCTATTGAATCTTCCCACCCATCTCTTACAGCTTGTATAAACTCTTTAGCTGATTTTAGTTCATCAGATACTCTATCAGCTATTTTAGGATCTGTATACATTATATTTAAGAATTCAGTAGCTTTAGCTCCAAATGCTTGATCTGCACCAGATGAGTAAGATAACGCATGTGTTTTCTCCATAGTGGATATACGTGAGTATAAGTATGACATCCATGGGTCATTAGCTATTTCAGCTAGGTATGCAAATATATCAGGTACTAAAGAATCCATTACAGTTTGGTATGCAAGGTTCTTTTGAAATTTAGATAGTGCATGAGGTGGAAATTCTGACCACCTGTCTTGCGAACAAGATATAATGTTTAGATACCATGCATTAGCTTCATCTAATTCAGCAAGAGCTTTAATCTTGCTACTGTATTTTAAATCTAACCTACCAATACCACTATGCTCTCCAAAGAACAATGATGATGTTGGTACAGTTTTAGTTAAGTCTATCATGTTTACCTCCTATGTTCCACATGCTTCACACTCTTCGTCTTCGATATCATCACCAGCTGTAGGTGTGTACGTGTAGTAGAGTGTCTTTAGTCCAAGTTCTTCAGCATACATAATATCATGTACAATTTCATGTGCTGAATTTGGGTTAGCATACCCTAACGACACTGATTGAGACATACATAGAAATCTTTGACGTATAGCTGCAAGTTCTATAACATCTTTATTATCTGTTGTAAATGTTGTACTGTAGTATTCACGGTTATGTTGCAAGTTTGGTACTACAAATGGTAATGAGTATGTACCTTCAGCAATAGTTTTAAACTTACGTGGTACGTCTACACCCTCAGTAGCATTTATACATTTACCAGATGTTGCAGTTGGTGCAATAGCTAATAATCTTGAATTGCGTATACCATATTTAAGTAAATCTCTGCGTAAAGGTTCCCAATCAAGGTTTAATGGTAAATATAAGTCTTTACGGTCTTTAGGTAATATTGATAATTCATGTGGGAATAATCCTTGTGCCCATTTAGTATCAGCAAACACAGCACACCTTGAACGTTCTTTAGCAAGTTGAATAGAAGCTTCAATAGCAAAATAGGAAATCTCTTCCATAAGCTTATGTGTAAGTTCTCTAGCAAGCTGTGAACTCCATGTTGTTTTGTACGTAGCTAAATAATTAGCGTAATTAGATATACCAATACCTAAATCTCTATGGTTAGCAGAATGTTGTTGCCCTAATGGGTTAGCATAGAATGAGTTATCAATAGCATTGTCCATAGATGATACTAGTGTATACATAAATTCACGTTTTTCTTGTGTATCTAAATATACCCACTTCATAATATTTATAGATGCTAAATTACATAATGACATATCACCATAAGTTATGGTTTGCATTGATGTATCTAGTAATTTAGTAGAAGTTACCTCAATTGGGTTGAATGATGTCTGCATTTCCATACATAGGTTAGAGCTTGTTATAGTACCAGTACCTATGTTTTGTAAGTTACAATTATCAGTAAAGAACGTGTAATTATTGCCCGTTTCAACTTTGATAGTAGCATTTTCAAAAGCTAAATCTCTAGCTTTGTATTTACGTTTATGGATTGTTGAATCTGTGGAATACTTAGTATACAGCTTTTCCCATTCAGTACTATAAGCATACGTTAAGTCTTGTGTTTTATGTGGATCAATTAAGTATATATACTCATCATTACGTATAGCATTAGATAGATGTTTATTCCATTTAATAGCATACTTAATTTTTCTAGCTCTATCTTCATCTTTACCAGATTCTAATTTAGCTTTACCAATTTCTGGTGACTCATAGTGGAACCAGTTATATGACACTATTAATGCTGAGCTTCTTGTACCACCTTGGTTGTATGCACCTATTGTTGCTTGAGCATCTTGCAAGTACGGTATGACACCAGAAGATTTGCCATTGTTACCTTTAATTATAGAACCTTTAGCACGTATACATGATACATCCCAAGCGTCTCCACCACCGTATTTAGATTCTTTAGCTAACATTTGCAAAGATTCTTCAATACCTTCTAGCGAGTCTGTTGGTTTACACATACAACATGAAAATAACGAGGGTGAGTTAGATAAACTATTTACCATTTTTGGTGTTGCTTCTGTTACAGAATGCGTTGAAATTTGGTTATATTTTGCAATAATAGCCTCAATACCTTGTGCATACATGAGCTGAATCGCAACTCTCATATAAACATGTTGTGGTAGTTCTAGTAATTGCCCTTTGTCTGTAAAACAGTATTTTTGTACAAATAAATTTAAACCTCCAAAAGTGAATAAGTTATCACGTTCAGGGACAATAGCGTCTGCTAGTATTTGTCTATTTATTCTAAGGTCACTAAGTTCGTCTAAGAATGCTGTAGAGTATTTACCTGCTGATTCATTACCAAATACAATTTCATTATAATCAGGGTATTCTGCACGTTTACAGCCGATGTCCTTATGTAATTTAAGTATATATAGGTTTCTAGCAATAGTTTCCCATTGTGGGTAAAGATCAGATATAAGATTAGATGCTGTATCTATAGCTTCATCGTATAAGACTTCAATTCTCATACGATTGTTTATTTTAATAGATATAGCTTCTAGCAACTTCTTTGCAAATATCTCAGAACCTTCTGCTGCCCATAAGAATACTTTAAATAACTTATCTTCATTAAACTGCTCCACACGTCCATCACGTTTAATGATGTCGTGCTTTTTGTTAGCAGCTAAGGTAATCACTTACTTACCTGCTACTACATCTTTAAAGCTAGTTGCCGCTTTAAATTTAGGTACCATCTTATCTTGAGTAGTGTATGTTTTATCAGTTCCAGGTACTACACCAGATTTACCTTTTTGAAGTTGTGGAAAGAATTTACCTAGACCACTTACATTAACTTCATTACCTTTAGAGACTTGCTCTTTGATTGTGTTAATAACTAATTCTAGTGCTCTACCAGCAGCTGCTTTTGATTCGAAATCTTCTAGAAGAGCTAACTCTTCAACTAATTCTTGTTTTGTCATTGTTTATCCTTTTGTGTTTTGGGTTGTAATTGTATCTTTAAGATACTTAATATTGTCTGTATATATAATAAGTTGTACCATTTATAATTTCATACTCCTCGTTACCATCATATCTAGATAGTATCTCTCCAGCACTCATTGAGTCTATTAAATCTTCTAAGTAAGCATCTGAATCAAAGTAGTAGCGTAAATCTTGTGGTATCTCTTCTGTACGCTCTCTCACCATGTAGTCTAAACTTTCTTCACAAGCCGCTCTAACAGACTCTTCAGAGAACACTAAGTATTTATCGTGCACCCATGTAGAGCATAAATCAAATGTTTCGCCTAAATTTTCCATCAAAGCTAGTATGTACTCAACTTCATAAGGTAGGATAGCTTCTTCGTAAAATTCTTGTAATTTATCATCTGGATCAGTGGCTTGGAATAAAAAGAATAATTTATCATATTCGTCATTATAATCTAGTATAGACTGTATTTGCTCATCTGTCATAAGTGTACTCCATTAGTAATTTTGTATCTTGCTCTTGTGCACGCTACATAATATAGTTTACAGTCAGTGCGTTGATCTTCAGTTAGCGGTTCATTAGCTGCTAAAGCTTGCATAGCATCAGATACAGAGTTATTTAGCTCTTGGGATATATGTACCTCATCCACTGTCAACCCTTTAAAAACAAATGCTGTCCCTAAAATGTATTTAGCACTTGATTTCTTATGTAGGTCTGCTGTGTTTTTAGCTTCTATTATGTCACTAGCTGAAAATTTCATTAGTGTTCTAGCTGCTTGTTGTAATGTAGGATGGTCTTTGTTCATACTTAAAATATACGAACGTAAACTAGGTGAGTTATCTGCCTTATACTTAAAATATTGGTCTACATGATATTGTAATGACGCTAATTCTTTATCTTTATACACTCTACCTGCTTTAGGGCTTAGTAGAAATAATGGTAATTTAAATAGTTGGTCAGTTTTAGCTTTAGTTATAAGTCTATATGCTGTACCAGCTTTGTTTAACTCAATCATTTTATCTATCAGTGCACTATTGTTACGTGTTATATAAGCTGTGCTCATCATTACATTTGGTATTTCTGTATAAGCCATACCATTAAATATAAATGATTTATCTATAGTACGTTTACAGAAGTATTCTATAGATGGTGCTAAGTATTCAGATACTCTAAATGACTTAGATAAGTGTAATGTAATGCCTCTATTAGCTAGAAGTTTAAAACCATTTACACATCCCATAAAGTCAAATATGGATTGAGCAGTATCCCCTACAGCTATTTTTTGTTTAGCAGGGTAGGCTAAAAAGATGTCTATAGTCTGCTGTGTTATATCCCCAAATTCGTCTATCATTAAAACATCTACTGGGTCTATTAAGATTTCTCCTGTCATCACTAATGAATGGAATAGTTTAAGGTATGCTCCATGTGTTATAGGCATATCACCTTGTACCATAGCATTCATGATAGATGTAGCATATTTTATTAGTGCTGGTTTAGCATCTGAAGCAAATTCTGTCATAGATAGTATGTTAGATTCACAAAAGCCATTTACAAGTGTTACGGCATCAGCTACTAGTCTATATGGTACCTTAAGTGTTTTAGGTATAGAATTGTATGCAATATAAGGTTTAACGTCTCTACGTACGTTAAAAGAGTACTTATTAAATATATAATGGTAAGCTAAGGCATGTAATGTAGATACTTTAGCCATATGTTTAAAACTACTCCTAGCTTCTGCTGCATTAGCGTTACCAAATACAAGATAAGATATTGAAGTACCTTGTGGGTAACGATTGGCAAGTTCTACTAGTGAGCTAGATTTAGCCGCTCCAGCTACTGCTTCAATTTTAATTAGTGGATGCTTAAATCCATTATCTGAAGTGGCAGTAGCTGTACTGAATATTGTTAGTTGTTCCTCACTCCAGTCGTACATTTAAATACCTAACTGAGTATTTAGTATTAGCTTACGCAAAGAGGTTTTTCTTTACTTGCTTAGTTTCAGTTGGTGCAGAAGTTGTAGTGGAGTTACCAGATTTTTTAGCTTCTAAAAATGCAGCTACTTCTTCTTCAGTAACTTGGTTCTTATCTTCATCTTTACCATAACGTGGTTGAGTTGTAGCTTCGTTCTCTTCAATCTTAGCTAGTTGTGCTCCAAATGTAACGTCTTTACCGTTAGCTTCTGCTACAATTTCATCAGCTGATGCTCCGTCTGACATACGGAAGAAAGATTCAATATTAAGTTTAGGCTTAATTTCGCCTTTATACTTATCATATACACGTTTTAGTTGTAGTTTACACTCAAGGCCAGATAAATCTGTTGCAACTACAAAAGTTTTAACTTCATTGTCTTTACCCACCGTATGTTCTTCTTCCTCTAAGTTTAGTGCAGCTCCACTGTCAAGGCCAGCAATTACACATACTTTGTTTAGTGAGCGTGACCCAATTACATTTTCTGAGCCATTATTGTTTTGAATAGTAGGGCCATAGATAGTTTGTGAATTGCCGTTGTAATCAATGTTAAGTGCATAACTATATGAACCTTTACTAGATTGGTTTATAGATAAGAAGTTAATAGTTACTGGGTAGATACCACTATTTGAGATAAATTGACCTCCTGCTCCTGATTCCTTAAGTGCGTCTGCTTGTGTGTTTACTTTAAAATTAAATGTTGGTTTACTCATTGTTTGTTTCCTTTGTGGTTAGTTTAATGTAAATTTAGTAATCTCTGTAGTAGAGTCTTCTAAAAGTTTAATATGATTAGCTAATGAATACTCATCAGCAGATTGTGTGTCTGGTATTTGCTCTGGTGTTAGCAATGTTCTACAAGGTAAACCTGGTACTCTATGAGAGACTACGTATTTTTTACCTTTAACTTGAAAGAAAGATACATGGTCATGAACTGAAATAGCTCCACCAGCTTTCTTATAAGCACCAGAAGATGCATCTACATAAGCGTTTAAAGTCTCATCAAATGTAACATGTGTTGTTGATATAACATTCATACCATTCATTACAAGTTGTTCTTGTAAGAAATTATTAAACATAGCTATTTGTTTAGCAATGTTGGAATGGATATCAAAGTTTTTGTATTTTGTATTACAGTTATCTGCAATAATTTGAAATACTCTAGATACTGTGTCAATAACTACAGTTTTAGGGTAAGCTCCAGTAGCATCTTTGAAAGATTTCATTACATCTACAATACCAGCTACATGTTCTCCATCAGCTTCCCATCCACTAATTAATGATTCTATATCTGGAAAAGATTG